ACACCAAAAACAAATCAAAAATCAGCTCATCTCGCTAAAAGCATAGAAAGAAAAATGAAAGATGCTGGATACATTGATGAGGATTCTGTTATTGAAAAAGCTACCTATGAGGGAAGGAACATAAAACAACAATCTAAAAAATCAGCTAAAATTATATCAGAAGAACCAGAAAGAGTAGAAAGGATTATATCTGGCGAAGAAGCATTACCAAGTGATATTAGCCCTGTTTATTTTGCTGGAGCAGTCGAAGAATATGGACTGCAGACAGGTAATCGAGAACTCTTAGAAAAACTTGCTAAATCAAATTTTGGAGGAGAGAGTAGTAGAGCTGGATCTGAATTAAGAATGGCAGCGGAAAGAGAGCCAGATAGTTATGTAATCAAAATGAAAGAGATAGCACGTGCCAGAAAGGAAGCTCTAGAAAAAAGAATAGGGAAAAAACTTCAATCAGCCAAAAAGATGGCTCGAAAAGAAATGGAAAGATTTAAGCCTAAATCAAATAAGGTTACATGGGCTGGATTTATAAATGAAATTAAATGTAAATAATATGGCAAATTGGTGTTTAGTAAAAGAAAAAGCTGGTAAGTTTATAGAAAAACTTAAAAGCGGTGAAATATCTCCAGAAAAGATGGATGCAATGTCTAGCGTAGAAAGGCGTGACTATTTTAAATCTTTTTTAGGAGAAGCAGACGCTAAAAAAGTTAATCTTTTGTATGAAAGAAAAATACTTAATAAGAATAGAGAGCAGGGATTAGTCAGGTGGGCAGAACAAGTGTCTGGGAAAAATACCAAACAGAAAGAGGATTTGATGCAAAAGATAAAAAATAACACAGAAGAAAGAAACCGAAGACTATTTAGCCCGAAAGATGAGGAAAATTTCTTAAACGAACTTGTTGAGGCAAGGCTTGGTATTGGAGTAACAGAAGAAGAAAGCAAAACATTATTTAAACTTGCTAAAGATTTTAAAGAAACAAAAGAACTTTTTAATAAAAGAACGATTCATAATAAATTAGAAAGTATCAAAGGTAAAATTACAGGTAGAGAAAGATCGGTCATAGACAACCTTATTGATAGATTAGACGGTATTAAAGAGGGGAAAAAAGCAAAATCTTTATCGTTATCTAGAATCAAGAGATATTTAGGAGAAGGAGCACCAGAAGATGTGCAAAAAGACATAGATAAACTCGTCAATAACATAGTTAGTGCCAGAAAAACAAATGAATATGGATATGCAAAAGTAGCACTTGATGAATATGTCGGTGATATAAAACTCGGTATAAAACAAAAACAAACAATCAAAAAAACAGTAGAAGATATAGCTGGATTTTCTAAATCAACTGTAGCCTCTATAGACAATTCTTTTATAGGAAGACAGGGGTTAAAGACCCTTTATTCTGGACATCCTATTGTTTGGTTTAAATCGATGGTAAATTCTTTTGAAACCTTAGCAAAGGTTGGAATTAAAAACCAAGATGCTTTAAGGGGTATTAAGGCGGAAATATTCAATAGAACCAACTCTAAAAATGGATTATATGAAAAAATGAAGTTGGATATAGGAATAATTGAAGAAGCATACCCGACTACGCTTCCAGAGAAAATACCTATGTTTGGGAGAGCTTTTAAGGCTTCCAATCAAGCATTTACTGGTTCAGCTTATAGGATGAGAGCTGATTTAGCAGATGTGATGATAGACAAAGCCAGAAAACAAGGTGTAGATTTAGATGATATAACAGAACTTGAGAGTATCGGTATGCTTGTAAATTCTATGACTGGTAGGGGGAAGATACAATCATTTACTGAAAGTGGACAGAGAATAGCTAATGTTACACTCTTTTCACCCAAGTTTCTTAAAGCACAACTAGATACGGTTGGTCAGATTTTTAGTGGAGGCAGAGGGAGCAATTTTGTCAGAAAAGAAGCTGCTAAAAATCTATTAGGAATAGTGGGAAGTATCAGTAGTATAATGTATCTTGCGGATAAGTTGCAACCAGGAAGTGTTGAGTGGGATTCAAGGAGTTCAGATTTTGGAAAGATAAAAATTGGAAATACTCGTTTTGATGTAACTGGAGGTATGGCTTCATTCGTCACTCTTGCAGCAAGGATAGCTACAGGTGCGACTAAAAGCACTACAACTGGAAAAATAACAAAACAAAGTGCATTTGGAGCAAAAACAGCATCGGAATTAGCCGCTAATTTTTTGGAAAACAAAACAGCACCACTGCTTAGAACAATATTTAACATTCAAAAAGGGCATGATTTTGATAAAAATCCTATCAGTTTTGAAGCACTTAAAGAAGAACCAGTTAATACATCTTGGGTAGTAGCAAAAGGATTTATTGTGCCAATACCGATTGATAATGCTTTTGAGGCTTATAAATCCAGAGCTACAGAACCAGCCCTAGCTGCTACAATTTTAGATATGATGGGAGTGGGAGCAAATATATATAACTACTCAGATAATTGGGCTGGAAAAACATCAAAAGAGATGGAAAAATTTAAGGAAGAAAAAGGATTTAAAACTCTTAGGGAAGCCAATAAACAATTTAATACCAGGGTTAATGTCGAAATTATGGAACTCTCTAAAAGTGAAGAATTTAATAAGAAATCTCCAGAAGAAAAAGATAAAGAGATTAAAAAGATAAAAAGAGATATTAAAGAAGATATATTTAAACAGTATAACTTTCAACCATAATGGCAAAAGCAACAGCAGTTTCGGATATAGAACGAGCCGAACATTTAAACTATGGAGATGGAGCAGGCGTTAAGCGTGTCTCTATTTATAATGATGGATCACAGGTAAATGCTGCCACCGAATAACAAATGAAGACGGATATTTTTTTAAGGAACTCATCAATGTAACCAGTGCTACCACAAACACGCTGACAGACAGCTCAAAATCGTGGGATGTGGATGAATGGAAAGGAAGAAATGTGCTTATTCCGTCGACTTCGCAGATACTAAAGGTAATATCCAATACGAGCGATACGCTGACTTTTGGGGATAATTTTTCAGTGACGCCAAGTGTCGGGGATAAAGTAGGAATAATATCAGAGATACATATATCAAATAGCGTCCACGAGGACGGAGGCGGAGCAACCGATACGACTACAACCGACTATGAGCCTTTTACTCTCACAATCAAAAAATCAGGCTACAAAACCTATAAATCAAAATTTACATTAAATAAGAAGTTTGATGAGATAATTACATTAAGCAAAGTTAAAGATTTAAATTTTAGTAAAAATGTAATAATTAAAACACAATAATATGGAAAAAATAAACGGACTAAAAACAATAATTGGGATATTGGTACTTGTACCAGCATTCGCTGAGTATGTATCAAGCGAAGAGGTCGAAACAATAATCAATGCTATTGCAGTAATAGCAGGTGGAGTTATGACTCTAGTTGGAGTTGTACATAAAATTATAAAACGTAATAAGGTTAAAGAATTGTAAAAAGATGCACCAAGATATAGACAAATTAGCTCTTTTAGTTCACGGAACTGTCGCAGTTATAGCTGGGGTAGTGAGAGCACTAAAGGACGACAAAGAAAAAATATTAGAAATACTTACCTCCGCTATAATATCAGGATTTACTGGAACAATTTTTGGTATGCTTGCAATGTATTTTTTAGGAGAAAATTCATATCTAACATTATCAATAGCTGGTATTGGTGGTTTAATGGGAGAAAAGGGAATATACTTTTTAATAGAAGGTTTTAAAAAACAACTTAAATAATTTTCCTTGCAATTTGGTGTTTTGTATGTTATAATAAATGTATGAATATAAAACAAAAAGAATTTAATATAGAAACCAGCCAATGCTTTTAGTATTGGTTTTGTTCATTTACAAGGAGGGATAAAATGAAGTGGATTATTTTTGTACTCTTTCTAAGAGTAACAATCCCTGCGTCTGATGTATGCGAGGAAAGAATAATCGAACTCGTAAAGGAGTACGCTCACAAAAGTCAAACCTGCCGAGAGGTAGAGATAAATGTACTGGTTGGAAAGGAGGAGGCACATATCTTCCTTAACTGCGGAAAATACGAAATATAGGAGGACGAAATGGCTCAGGTAATGTATACAATATGTTGTAACTGCAACAAAAAGGTAGGCTGTTATGATGACAGCAGGATGAAAGGCAAAGAAAAGCTCTATTGTAAAAATTGCGATGGACTCCACTGCCCTACTTCCACTCATATGGACAGCCATACTCTCTGCGACGCTTGTATGCTGAGAATAAGAGGAGAACCGCTATGAAAGTATTCATTTGTTCTACGTGTTATAGAATCGTCGGATGCGGTAAGGATAAGATTGAGACTTCTTGCTCTTCGTGTATTATTGGACAAAGGAGATGTAAAAAAGATGTAGGCAACTGCTCTTACTTTATCTGCGGAATCTGTAAATTCAAAATGTTTACGGAGGTAAAATGACATTCTACTGCTCCAAGAAGAAACAGTATGTTCCCAACAAGAGGGCTAAGAGGAAATGCGTCAAAGTAAATCTCAAAAAGAGAGGGCGCATATGCTCTAGCCTGCGGATCACCGTCAATCCTTACGAGCTTCAGCTCTTAGGAGGTGCGTTATGAGACAATGCTTTGTGCATTGACACGAAAACATTGTGTGGTATGATGAGTGTATAATAATTTAATCTTAAACTATGAAAGAAAAAATTCTACATAGTTGTGGCTATACACTCATCTACCTTCCCAATCATCCATGTTGTGATAAGTTAGGATATGTTTATGAACATAGAGTTGTTTTGGAAAAACATCTAGGAAGATATTTATCTGGTAAAGAAATTATTCATCATAAAAATGGAATACAATCGGATAATAGAATATCCAACTTGGAATTGCTCGCTGATCAGAAAGAACACATGAGGATACATGCTGGTTGGAAAAAAATAAATAATGTATGGCACAAAAAATGTAGCGGATGTGGAAATGTTTTAGCAGTAAATTCTGAAAATTTCTACAAGAGAAAGAAGAAGGGTAGATTTAGTCCATATTCTCATGTATGCAAAAAATGTTCATGCAAGAAATGGAATAAATGGAAAAGAAATAATCCAGAAAAATACAAAGCAAATCAGAAAAGAAATAATGATAAAAGGAGGTTGAAAGATGCCTAGAATGTGCTATGTCTGCGGATACTATGGCGATATCGACCATACATTGATTATCGCCGACCCGTCCAATAACGGAGATAGAATAAGGGTAAACCTTTGCGGAGGGTGCCACGATAAGGCAAAGAACAATTTTGTCCTGAAGTGCATCACCTGCGGAGCCTACGGGGTAATCCCGATAACTCCCAAAAGCATTTTTTACCTCGCTGAAAGCAATCTGGTCAATAATTTGGCAACGACCAATTATTGTCCGACCTGCGTAAAGACCAAAAGTCTTGCCAGGCGTCCCGAATGTGTAATCCACTGACGGACACTCTTCACGGGGGCAGAGCCTAAACAGCCCCCGACCATTCTATACAAAAATCCCCGAAACTATACAAAAATATAGTAAACTATACATCACTATATTGGGAAAAAAGTTCCTATTATACTAGGAACTAGGAAAAGTCCATAATTCATAAAAAAATGTGAATTAAAGAAATGATATTAAAAGCACAAAAAAAACAATATGGCGGAAGACATTATCTGAAACACAAGATACAGCCGTGGGATATAATAAAAGAATACGAGTTAGATTTCTGGGAAGGCAATGCCCTGAAATATCTATTGAGATATAGAGATAAAAATGGAAAGGAAGATCTCAAAAAAGCCATCCATTATATCGAATATCTCATAGAACGTCTTTAACTGAGGTTAGAGATTTAAAAATTAAATAAAAAAATATCAGTTTAGAAATTCCATTACTTGTGGGGATGATTTTATCCCCCCCGTTCCAGGAACAACTAAATACAACTACTATAGACACACCTGTAGTAGAAGAAGTCCAAAAAGGAGAAATCAAGGTAATATCTAAAGTAAAATCAGACCTAGGATATAATTGTGTGAAATATGCTAGGTCAAAAAAGGAAGATTTACCCATGGGATTGTGGACTTTACAAGACAAAAAAAATAAAATTAAAACAGAAATACCCCAAGTCGGTTCTGTCGGTGTAACTGCAGAATCGGTATATGGACACATGGTAGTCGTAGAGGAAATAAAAACAACCTCCCTTCTGGTAAGCGAAGGAAATTACATTACTGGATATATCACCACTAGGAACATTCCTAAAGACATGGTGCTTGGGTATATATAAAAAAACACCCCCTAGGGGGTGTTTTTCTTTATTTCCTTGTGAATTCTGCGAACCCTGTAATGTTTGGATAGCGGTCTTTAAGGTAAACCTTATCTCCATAGAAAGGATCTGCTATGAGAAATCCTTTTCTATTTGAATATCCGATTATAACTACCCAATGTTTTCCATAATTAACCTCAGCGATTACGGAATTATCTTTAGAGAATAGTATCTCTTTTATCTTAGCCTCGTTGTTTCCACTATATCTCCAGACGAATCTCATATTTAAGTCCAATTTATTCATTGAGTTCCATAGGACGAGTCCTCTGTCTGTAAAATCAAGGTTGGTAGCCATCCAATATGGGCTTTTATATTTACCATACCATGAGGACAGCATTGAAATGGATGTTATTGTGCAACCATAACCACCTATTGTTGAGTGAGATTTCCCTATCTTTTCTTTAGCCCATCTTGGGTCTTGCTGGGATAGGAATATAAACTTTCCATTTTCCTCCTTTACTTCCTTAATCTTAATCTTTTCTTTGGCTATTATTTTTTCAAGCAGTTCTAGCCGATTGTCTGCTTCGATGACATAGTCATTGACTTTGTATTTCATATTATTTTATTTAAATACTTACGTGTATATCTTTTTTATTACCGTCTAATCTAATTCTTGGACTTCCTATCTTAACAGGTCTCAGCATCATTCTCTCCGCATAAGACTCATTCCATTCAAGATACCCTCCAGCACCGACAAGTTGCTGGCGTTTCTGTTCTACCTTATTAGTCCTTCGGTTAAATTCATTGGATACGATAGGGGATGATATAAGCCCATGATGGTGAGCTCCGACATAGAAATCTGCATTAGATAGGAGCTTAGTCATTTCTTCTACCCTGTTTAGTTTAGATCCCATCGTCTTACCTCCGCCTGTTGTGTGGTGGAAATACCCTATATAACTTTGCCTGAATCTTTTGTCGTCAGGTCTTTTATTTACCTTGAAATTTATAGCTACAGAAAGGTGCGAATATGGTATACCTAAATTCATACAAAATGCATTCATTATCGAAAAGTTGGCAAAATCCTCAAGCCTAGCTTCATGGTTTCCATCAATAGCTGTAACTATTTTATCTTTGTATGGTCTGAATATGTCTAAAACTTCTTCAAATTCAGAGTCTGGCTGGTCAAATGGTGCTGTTTTACTATCACGTGTAGCTCCGTTGAATAGATCACCGACCAGAACTATTCTAGCATTTTCACGATTTTTTACCCATTCCAAATTCCCCAAAAGAACCTTTTTAGACTTTTTAGTAAAAGCCTTGTCCCCGTAATGTATATCGGATATTGGAATAACATATCCGACATCACTCGGGATTTCGCATTTCATTGTTTTCATTATTTGTTTTAAATAAATCTTTTAAAAAATCTTGGACATCATAATCTTTGGGTCTGTTTGGACACCATTCTTTATAATCCTCTTTCTCTAAATCAACGAAACATTTATCGCAATACATATTAGTCAAATATTACTGGATTACCCTTTTCCCATCTAAAAAACCTCTCCACATCCCACGGATAAACACCGTGCATAGGGACTGTCTGACCGCACATAAACTTTAAGAATTTCTTATACCTTCTTTTCCCTAGGACTTCTTCTATATCTTCCCACGCAATATATGTCTGTATATATGGTTCTAGGTCTTTATATTCTATCTTCGAGTAATTCTTCATCTATTTCTTTTAATTGTTCGTATATATAATCTTCTTCGCATTTAACGCAAAACCAGCACTCTTTTTCCCAATCTCGTCTTAGATCTCTTTCTTTAACTTGTTTGCCACAATTAGGGCATTTAACTTTCATATTTCTTTTTTCATTTCTTATATTCTAAATCTTTTAATTTTTTTTTATTTTCGTCTATTATCTCCCGTAGCATATCTTCCGTAAATTGACAATTTTCCTTTCCTTCTTTTTTTAGTTTTTCAACCTCTTTCTTTCCGACCTCATCTATCATTCTTGTAGTATATTCTATATAATTACCATTCTTAAATACATTACAACCTATACATTGAATTCTAGCATTTCTTGGGTCAAACCTTAGATTATTACTTGATCGACTTATAAAGTGTCCACATTGCATTTTTTTATAATGATCCACTTTGGGACAGGTATAGCATTGGCAGTATCCTCTCGAGTCACTACCACTTAGCCTAATAAAGAGGCTAAATAACTTATCTGCTTTTTCTTTTAGTTTTTGTTTTTGTGTTTTTTTAACCATTTAATGCTCTTTTTATATTCCAGCCTCTTTTTATCCTGTATAATAATGTATTTTGTTTTATACCAAAATCATCAGCGAATTGAGAGAGTGTCTTTTTTTCTCCATTGTATTTTATTATCCTATTGTTGCTTTTATTATTTGCTTGTTCTTTATATGTCGCCCATCGGCAATTTTCTTTGCAATAATTTCCATTATTATCAATTCTGTCTAATGTCATACCCTTTGGTTTTTCTCCCATATCTTTATAAAAATTTTCAAATTTATCCCAACACTTACAAACCGATATACCCCTACCCCCATAATAATCAAATTTTTTACAATTTTTTTTGTAGCATCTCTCCCTCATGTGATGCCAGGTTCTATATGTAGGACTTTTTGAATTTGGTAAATCTACGCACTTTGAATATGGTTTTTTAATTTTCGCCATTCGACATATTCCATTACACTTTCTCTGTGTTTCTTTTTAAACTCTTTGTCTTGGTATTTCATTATCAAATATTCGCTAAGACATTCTTTGTGTGTTTTTGTTTTTGTTTGTTTTTTGCAGATAGGGCATATCATATTTGTATTTGTGTTGGGTCTGGAATAAAAATACCGAGTTCCGTCGCTGCGAATCTTTTGCATTCCTCGGTATATTGCTTAAATTCATCAGTCTTTAATGAAGTGGTTGATTTAACCACCGTATATCTCTTTCCCCCTAGCTCTTTGTGATCTTTAAGGAACATTGAGGATAAGATAGAATGTGTTTCATCGTCTGAATATCCAGTCGATTCTGAAATTAACTTAACAATCACGCCCCAATAATACCGATTCTGTTTATCTGATCTTTCTTTCTTCCACTCTCTTATTGACATTTCCACAGTTTTACCTTCAAAAGATTGGAGGTAGGAGTCATATATCTCCTGGTCATTAGCCCAGAATCTTCCTTTCAATATGACTCCCTTAAATTGTGGTATTATTTTCATTAGAATGGAACATCACTAGGGTTAATTTCTTCATCTAAGTCTATAGTAGGTATTTGATCAGCTTTATTTTGCTCAACAACATCCTGGGTCTGAGCATGAAAATCTATCGCTTTTTCATTATCAACGCTTGCTAGTCTTAAACCATGCACCTGTTTGTCTAATTCTCCGAGTTTAGCTGTTAGAGCATTAACTGCGTCTGCTAACCTAGAAAATTCTTCGTATGTTATTGTTACTGGAGCTTGAGTAGTGGTAGTCGGTTCAGTATAGTTTGGATACTGTGTAGTTGGCTCGACTGGTGATGGTGAATTTGTCTGTGGAGAATTGGGACTTATGGTTACTATATTTTTATATACCACAGGTGCTCCTGTTTTTGGATTTGTTCCTTGGGTTTCGGTTATCCCGAAAGAATACGTCTGACCGATAGATACTCCTAATTTTTCAAAGTCAGATTGTGCTCTGCTCTTTGTACCATCTTGCTTCGTCTGGAAGAATGAATAATTCCTACCTCCAGACTTAATTATAATTCTTCCGTTATTGCTTTCCACTCCCTCTACTGTGAGTGGTTGAAATTTTATGTCTCCCATATTGTTTTTCTAATTCTTTTAATAATTTTTTACCTTTTTTAATACCTTCTTTTAATTTTTCAAACATTTTGTCGTCTTTAGTGATCCTGAATATCAAGATATTTTTTGAGAAATTCGGATTAAACAGGACTAAATCCCACCATTTTCTCTTTGAAAGCAATAAAGACATTTGGACTTGCCATATATATTTATTGTCGACCGCTTTCAAACCATATAATATGGCTTTGACGTGGTTTATGTCATTAAGACATTTTATCTCTAACCCGCCAATCTCTCCTATGAGTCCATCGGGAGAAATCCCTGT